GACCAAGGACGAGCTCATCAAGTCGGCGACCGAGTCCGATCGCCTCGCCACGACCGGCGAGCTCCGCATCCCCAACACGGTCGGCGAGCCGTTGCGCGCGCGCGGGGCCAAGGCGTGGCGGCGGTTCGATGCCGCCATCCTCAAGGTCGAGCAGATGGTTGAGTGGTTGGACAACGGCAAGATTGACGGGCCGTGGGCGCGGTTCGTGTTCGACCTGGCGAATGACGCGCAGGTGAAGGAATACGAGCTCCACGCGATGGTGACCCAGAAGATTCAGGACCTAACCGAGTCGATGCCGAAGGGCTGGGGCGATTCCCTGACCGACAAGGTCGATGTGCTGCTGCCCGGAATCGAATCTCCGGTCACCCGCTACACGCTCATCAGCATCGCCATGAACGTCGGCAATGACAGCAACTACCAGCGGCTGCGGGACGGGTACGGGTGGAGCGATTCCTCCATCAACGCCGCGCTCGGCAAGTTGGCGAAGGAGGACTGGGACTACATCCAAGGCATCTGGGATGCGGTCAATTCCCTGTGGCCGGAGATTAAGGCGCTTGAGGAGCGCACGTCCGGCGTGGCGCCGCCGAAGGTGGACCCGCGTGTGGTGCAGACCCGGTTCGGTGATTACCGCGGCGGGTACTTCCCGCTAGCCTATGACCCGAAGCTCTCGGCTGTCGGCGACAAGCAGGCCGAGGCGACCGAGTCGGTTTCGCAGTTCATGTCGAACGCCTACGGTCGCGCGCGGACCGACCGCGGCTACACCAAGCAGCGCGTCGAGAACCTGAAGGCGGCGGTGCGGCTCGACTACGAGCAGGTGCTGACCAGTCACCTGACCAAGGTCATCAAGGACATCTCCCACCGCGAGGCCATCTTCAGCCTCAACAAGATCCTCAAGGACGAGGAGATCAAAGAGGTGATGATTGACCGGCTAGGCGAGGCCCGCTACCGGGAGTTCACCAAGTGGATGCAGGTACTGGTGTCCGACCGGGCCGACACCCTGCACTCCGGGAACGTGTTCTCGCGCGCGATCATGCAGTTCCGCACCAACATGGCTATCGTCACGATGGGCTGGAAGGTCACGACCATGATGGCGCAGTTCGCCGGCATCGGCCCCGCGCTCGACACCGTCAAGCCGCGCTTCTTTACCCAGGCGCTCATCGACTACAACCGGTTCGGGCCGTGGTCCACCCACCGCGAGACCCTCGAGCAGTTCGTCTACGATCGGTCGGGCGAGATGAAGTTCCGGTCCGACAACATCGACCGCGACGTCCGCGACAGTCTCCGCACCTTGCGTGGCGAGGTCGGGCCGTTGGCGGCCATCCGCCGGTCCGCGTTCTACCTGACCGCGATGGCCGACCGGCAGATCACCATCCCGACATGGATCGGGGCATACCGTCAGGCGCTCGCAGAGGGCCTAGGGGAGGAGGACGCCATCCGGGCAGGGGACAGGGCGGTCCGGCTCTCGCAGGGCGCAGCGGGCGCTAAAGACCTTGCAGCGGTGCAGCGCGACAACGAGCTGATGAAGCTGCTGACCATGTATTACACCCCGTTCTCGGTGCTGTATGCCCGGATGCGGGATGTCGGCGCGACCACCCGCCGGGTGCGCGACATGCCCCGGGCGGTCGCCCGGATGCTGGCGCTGGTCATCCTGCCGGCGGTGCTGGGCGAAATCCTGGCGGGGCGCGGCCCGGATGAGGATGAGGACGAGACGTGGTGGGCGATCCGCAAGATGCTGCTCTACCCGTTGGCCTCGGTGCCGATCCTCAAGGAAGGTTCTGGGGTGGTCGAGGCCACCATGATAAACTTGACCGGCGAGGGCGAGATGGCGTTCCAGCCGAGTTGGCGGCTGTCGCCGGTCGCCGGGTCGATTGAGAAGGTCGGGCGCACGTTCATGCGGACGTCGGATGTGCTGGCCGGGGACCGGGAGTTCAATGACGTCGCATGGGATCTGTTTGAGAGCAGCGGGTACATCTTCGGGTTGCCGACCCGTCAGGTGCGGATCAGCGGCGAGTACACGATGGATGTCTTGAACGACGAGAGGAACCCGGAGAGTCCGCAACAGTTCATGTATGAGGTCCTGTATGGACCTCCGAGGGAGTGACAGATGACCGTATCATCCACGACGAGCAAGGTCAGTTATACCGGCAACGGGTCGACCACTGCCTTTGCGGTGCCGTTCTACTTCCTCGAGGCGGCTGACCTGCAGGTCATCCTGCGCACCGGCACGACCGAGACCGTCCAGGCGCTGACCACCAACTACACGGTGGCGGGTGCTGGGGTCGAGGCTGGCGGGACGGTGACGATGCTCGTGGCCCCTGCTGCGGCGGTAACGGTCACGATCCGGCGCAACATCGAGGCGACGCAGGAGACCGACCTGCTGCCGAACGACCGGCTCCCGGCTGAGTCGCTCGAGACCGCGCTCGACAAGGCGACCATGCTTGCCCAGCAGCTCGGCGAGGAGTCTGCGCGATCGATCAAGTTCCCTGCATCTGATGCGGTGATGTCATCGCAGGTTCCTGCGGCCAGTGCTCGGGCGAGCAAGTTCCTCTCCTTCGATGCGAACGGTGTCCCGACCGCGACGGTCGGGGTCGATGCCTCGCTCGACATCTTCACGCAGTCCGGCGCTGGCGCGGTGCCGCGCTCGGTGAACAGCAAGTTGGGCGNCTTCGTGAACGTGAAGGACTTCGGCGCGGTCGGTGACGGCGGCGCGGATGACACGCTCGCCATCCAGAACGCCATCAACGCCGCAGCCGGTCGGACGGTGTATATCCCCGCTGGCACCTACAAGATCACGAACACGTTGTCATACAACGTCTCCAAGACCTTCGGCTTTACGAGCCCCGGCATCAAGCTGATGGGCGACGGCATGGTCAAGACCTTTCTCAACCATCAGGCCGCGAACAAGCCGCTCATCGACATCGACAGCGGCTCGCATGGCGGCAGTTACGAAGCTGCGATGGGCTCGCTTATCCACGAGCTCGCCATCGTCAACACGACCGCAACGCCGGAAACGGTCGGAATCCGCGTTCTTAATGGCTACCAAATCGACATCCATCACGTCTACATCAAGGACATGACGAGCCACGGCGTCGAGCTCAAGAACGGGCTCTACATCGATGACGGCTGGAACATGTTCAGCATGACTCAATGTTGGATTGACGCTTGCAAGGGGTGGGGCATCAAGGCCGATGGGTCGGCCAATCGCAACGAGGGTTCCTATACCTACCTGCGCGAAGTGTTCTTCCAGTCGAACGGCACCGACGATCCTCTCAATCCGTACATCCCGCCATCTGGTGGCATGATCTGGAAGGGTCAGATTCTGACGATGGAGTCGTGCGGCTTTGCCAACGGCACCCAGAACGTCGGGTTGTTCATCAAGGGTGAGGCCGGTTCCGGGCAGACCGTTGATTTGCGTAGCGTGACTTTTGAGAATTGCTTCAAGCGCAGTCTTTTCTGCCGTGGCATCCTCGTTTTCAACGCAGTCAACTGCCAGATCTACAACAACAACGACTACGTTGCCCAGACCGGGTTTGAGTTTGAAGCGGGCAGCTTCATCATCCGGCAGGTGAACATTGAGAACACCACGGTTCGCGCAACATCTTTGAACAACCCCTACACCGCATTCAAGATCAGCGGAGTGAATGCCGACCTCAATTCGTGCCGCGTCCGCAACACGAACTGGGAGAACATGGATTATCCCGGCCAAGTGCGGTTTGATGGATGGTTGTTTGACAACATCCAGAACAACAATGAAATCGCCATACTGTCCTCAACGGAGGTTGTGTTCCGTCCGAAGGCATACATCGGAGAGGGTCGCAGCGTCCCGATGCGGTTGCGCGGCCCGCGAGATCAGAGCGGCGGCGGCGTGGCCTCGACCTCCGGCGAGTGGATTGAGCATCAGATTCCGTCAACGGGCATAGCGGTGCCGCTGGCCGGAGTGCTGGCAAACACCCGGTACTATTGCTACCTCTACGACAACAACGGCACCCCGACCATTGAGGTGACAAGCGCGGCCTCGCAGGTCACGAACGCTGCAAGCGGGTATGCTGTCCAATCCGGCGACGCGACGAAGTATTACGTCGGCAGCATCTTCGGCGGCGGGACGAACGCGACTGTCGCCACGACCGCGCTCGGTTGGTTGAACCCGACGCCGCTTCCTGGCTCCATCGGTGGAACGCAGAGTTATCTGTGGTCCGACTCAACCGGCGACCTGCGCATCAAGAACGGCTCGTTGCCGACCAGCGACACCGACGGCACCGTCGTCGGCACCCAGACCTGACAGGAGATGAAAAATGGCTGACAAGAAAATATCGCAACTTTCGACCGCTGCAACCCCGCTTGCTGGCACTGAATCCGTGCCGCTTGTGCAGAGTGGCAGCACCCTTCGCGCTACGGTTTCCGAGCTGACTGCGGGACGCCAAGTCTCTGCGGCTGGTGTCGCTGTGACCGGCACGACAGTTCCGGCGAACGGCGTGTATCTGCCTGCTGCCAATACCCTCGGCATTTCGACCAACAGCACGAACGCGGTGCGGGTCGAGTCCAACGGAAACGTCGGCATCTCTGCCGGAAATGCTCCGACGCAGGTGCTGAGTCTCTATCGAGCCGGATCGACGCAAACGGCTGTGTCGTTTGGAAACAGCAACTCTGGCGTTAATGGCACGGTGGTTGGCGTGGACACGGCTGGAAACGCCATCATCAGCCAGACCCAAGCTTTGACGATGACCTTTAGCTGCGCCGGTCTTAACCGGGTGGTTCTCACCGCTGCGGGCAACGTGTCGGTCGGCGCTGGTGCAGTTGCCACGACCGCGACGAACGGGTTCCTCTATGTGCCGACATGCGCGGGTACACCGACCGGAACGCCGACCACGGTGACCGGCTTCGCGCCGATCGTGGTCGATACCACGAACAACAAGCTGTACTTCTACAGCGGTGGCGTATGGCGCGATGCTGGGCCGTAAGTCAGACGAGCCCCTCGGAGCGTAACTGCGCGATGGTGCGGACCATGCCCTCGAGGTGGGCCAGCCGCACATAGTCGCGCTCGAGCTCGGTGTGGGAGCGGCGATCGATGGCGTCGTGACAGGCAGAGCAGGCCCATGCTCCAAGCAGGTCGTCGGCCTTGAGCCCCATGCCGGAGATCCCGGCCATGCGGATGTGCGCCAGGACGACCGTCTCGGAGTTGTGGTTGCAGACGCCGGGGAGCCTGACGGTGCAGCCCCGGCCTCGTGCCTGCTTGCGTAGGTTCATACGAGCTCGAGCTGGCCGACGAGCCGGTACCGGGCGTACCGCTTGCCGTTCCGCTCCTCCGTCACGGTCTGGACATCGAGGCCGGTGGCGCGAAGGTCAGCGACCCGAGCGGCGAGCCGGAAGCAGCCGTAGCGGTCGAGGGCTTCAAGCGGGGTGATATCGCGGCCCGATACTA